CTTCGAGATTTCATACATTGAATCTGATACTTGCCACGCTCTTTCATGGCACGACTAGTAAAGATACCAAAAACATTATCTGCTGTGTTGATTTTAGAGATACCACCTGAAATATGTGAGTGGTCAAATTCAATTTCTTCCACAGCCGATCGATTCAACTGTGATGCAGTTACCATTAAGATGCCTAACTCTTTGGCCAAGTTACGCAGTTCTTCTGACACATACTTGTCTTTTACAAACAAGTCGTTGGGACTGACCTTTGCACTCACAGGCATCAGCAAATCCAAGTAGTCAATCATCATGAAGTCTACTCGAATACCTGTTTGGATCTGTACTTCTTTAATGTAACTGCGAATGTCATTGATATTGCTTTGTGCTGGTAATGCTTTCACACGATACTGCCCAGACTTTTTCTGCACCATCTTGACTTTTAGTGTTGTAGTGTCAATATCTTTGCGAATGTCTTTGGTACTCATGTTAGTCAACATGGCATCTGTTCGCAAACTAGTAAGTTCTTCTGATAGTTCTAGTGTAACGTAAACGCCGCTGAGTCCTTGTTGCAACCAATTAAGCGCAATGTTCATCATAACAAGACTCTTACCTGAACCTGAACCGCCTGCAAAGATGTTGAGTTCACCTCGACTGAATCCACCATACAACAATCTATCCAGTTGTGGCCAGCCTGTGCTAACTTGTCCACCTGAGTTAAAGTATTTGTTGATACGTGCCGCAGGATCATCAAAGTAATCTGTACCCATGTCCTTGGTAAGTGATATTTGTACAGCATCCTTGATGAGTTTTTCTACTGGATCAAACTCGCCTTTCTCTAACAAGTCTGCTGCCTTGAGAATTGCACGTTCAAGTTCTTGGCGCTTGGTAAATGCCTCAAACTCTTCCATGAACCAAGCAAAGTGCCCTTCGTTTAGGTCAGGTACATGTTCTAGCTTAACGCCAGTTGTGGCTGCAATTTGTGTGCGGTCAGGCAGTGTTTTATGTTTGTCACTGTGTTCTTCTATAAACTCTGCGGCTTTGCGCAAACTCTTGTCAAAGTTGTTGGGATTATAGATGTTTTGTACCCGCACATAACTCTGTGCGTCTTCAAGCATCATTTCAAGGAATAGTTTTTGGACGTCAAGTCCGTATTCTTTTAACAAGTTGTTTTTTCCTTAATTCAATTTTGATTTTACTAGTTTCCCTAGCTTGCATTATAGTCAGTAGCGCACCCAACCGCCCGTATTCAATCACTGCATCATTAACATCCTTAACATGGTTGGGCCAATCAGGAATACTAACTGCCCAACCTAGTTCTACTGCACGATCAATTAGTGCAACACCTGCGGCGTCCATGTCAGGTACTACAGTAACTGGTCTACCTAGACTGCGTATGAGTCTTGCTTGCCCATCACTAATGGTATTATGCATTACTGCTAGACCGCCAATGCTGAGCGCATCAAAGATGCCTTCCATTACCAGTACATGTTCCCAATCAGCATGTTGCAAATCCATTCCAAACACATAGTTGGGCTGGCTGTCGGAAATGTACTTAGGCTGTTTGTTGTCGAGAAATCTACATGTATAACCCACAATCTGGTCATTATGGGTAAACGGAATTACCACATGTGGGCGTGTCCAGTGTATGCCATCATTCTGTTGTTGTATCATGATTGGAAAGTCATCAGGTACACACCTAGATTGTACATATTCTCGGTACGTGCCTTGTTCAGTTAACAACTCAGCAAATGGTGGCAAGTCACGCTCTTCAAATTCAATAGCACTCAGTGTGTTAAATGTTCGTTGACGATCTTCTAGTATGCCGTGTATGTTACGATGTTTGAGACTTTCCAGATTGAGATGCTCAATTTCATTATCTGGAACACCCATCCAGCTCAAGAGCCTGCGGGCTTTAAAGCTCACTGAGCGGCCAAGGATAAAGCTAGCGGTGTATCCACAATTGAAGCAGTGATAACTCCAACCCTGATCTGTTGCCTTAAGTCCACCACGCCCACGCTTGTCAGTGTTGGCTCCGTTGTGATGGCAACACACAGCATTAAAACTCACCCAACCACTAGGTGTTTGTTTGCGTTTACCTGGAAGATAAGAAAGTATGTCAATCACTGTGCTAGTATAGCACGTTCAAGTTCAATAATCAAGCTATCGCGGAGAACCGCATGCCCTTTTTCATTCGGGTGCCCTTGAGGGGCAAACAAATCATCATGGTTGGCACATGAGCGTAACACATGATCCAGTGATTGGGTTGGCCAGATAAGTGTCGAGCATGGCATGTTTAGTATGCCAAACATGGTGTTAAACTGCAACAAAGGGCCTGTTTCATATCTTGACTGCCCTTCAAAAAACAGCACTGTTTGTTGGTAATTCAATTTGTGTACGGCATCACAATCAGTTAATGCCATGTGATGTTTGACCATTTGTGTCCATATGTAACTAGGGCCTGCTCCACCACCATGGATCCAAGCATTGTGTACAAATCGATTCCAAGGAGGGTCATTAGAATAGGCCACATGATCGGGATTGTAAAATGTTTGTCTGTTGGGATCAGTTAATCCAACTAGTACCGCGCATTGATCAAGCGGGATAGTTTCGTGTTCGCGCCACCAAAGGTAAGTCCAAATAGTACTTTGCAAGCTGCCGCCCGGAATACCAAAGTTTTCTGTTGGCACTCCATAATGTGCGCCTAGCTGGCCAAGAAAACAGTTACCTTCACGATAAGGTACATTTTCTATTATAACTGGGTGTGCATGTTCATGTGTGATTAATTCGGGATCAAGCAGTTCGTCGCCCCAGATCCACGAATCTCCAAATGCTACAATTTTATTAAATTTCATCTATACTGTATAAGATCAATATTACCGTTGTCGATACCAAGTTCAAGCCTAATGTAAGGATGGTATCCTTCTACATTTATGCCCAAGCGTTCGGTGCTGTTAGTAAAATTTATCTGATCTACAGTGTTACCAGTTTTTAAATCTTCAAAGGCAACGTTGTACCATTCCTGATTAGTGTCTGGTGAGAAAGTTGCACCTTGCACCTGTAGGTTACCGGTAAACTTTAATGAGTCTAGCTGGAAGGTAGTCAATCCTGCGCCGTTGGTGCTTACAGTACTGGTATAGTATGTATTTCCTTGTGTGGGCTGTCCAGTGGGAATGGTCAGCACATCACTGGCCACAAATGCAGGATAAACTGAATCCACAATGTTGATAACACCACGTGCACCAGCTTGATCATCTGTAAACACTGCTCGATCCAGTACACCCGAGGATATTTCAAGACTCCAGCTAGCAGGCTGTGCTTGGAAGTTTAGAGTTTCTGCAGAGGTAATTGTTACCTTGGCTCGCCCTAGAGTGTTGCTTAGACTTACCAGTTCTTTGGCAAACAAAAGATTTTGTCCGTCTTGGCTGATCATTCTAAACGTGAAAGTAGCACCTGTAATGTTTACAGGTTTCTGATCTTGATTTTGGAACTGGAACAATAAAACATTGTCCACTCCCAAGTTGAGAGTTAAATTTTTAGCGTACACTGGGTCCCACCTCCGGTCAAAAAATGCCCCCGTGATGTCCACCAATAATACCGTCTGGATTTGTTGATATAAATAGGCTGTGGTTGAATACATAAAGGAGTCCTAGAGGTATTTATGGGTGAAAACATGTTCCGTACTTTAAGCGAACATTATCCGTTTATTACAATGTGCATATATTCCAACGTGGAATACGTGGGCATTGTTCAAAACAGAGACGTTAACGTTACTACTATTTACGATTTTGGCAGCATAAATGCTGATGCCGACCGTCGTGTGTTCCTGGATCTAGCAGCCACTTGGTGGTGGGAAAGCAATCGCAGTGTGCCTATCAACATATTTTTAAAAGCTGAGTGGGAACGATTCCGGCCCTGCCTTAAAACTTTTGCCAACAAAGATTTAGAAATATTGCATGGCCCTGTGTGCAGTCTCAATGATATCTCGCAGAGACGAAGCAAACGGCGCTCAATAACACTAGTAAGAAAAATTGATTGAATAACCAAATAAAGGTATTATTAGCCATTGGAGTTGGTGGTGCCAGAATGGACTTTGTGGCCGGGTGGCTGGGACTCTTGGATAATTTTCTCAACAACCATTGGTCCATTGATATAAACACTGGATGCAGTGCTGGTGACCAGTGGTCTCTTAAACCATTAGATTCTGGATTCCCTTTAACTGAAATACTCAACACTAAAAAACTAGTTCTGTCAAACACCAGTCGACTGACTTGGGCCGGGTCTGGGCACGGGGTGGGGCTTGACAAACTTCTCCCACAGATCAATGATAACAGTGTACAAATACTACACATTGATACCGCAAACACTCGGTACAAAAATAGAATAGCCTGGGAATTTCATGTCAAGACTTACATGAAACAAGACCGAGATAAAATGGTTTATTTTGGCGGTAAACCAGTTTGGAACATTGACAAAATTATTGGCGCGACTAACATTACCAACACTGATCGTGCTAACTATCTAATTGAATCATTTCAAAGATATCACCCAAGTCTTGACAAGACTGTAACAGTCCCGCATCTCAACATTCACTATGACGATATATTTGTACCAGGTGGCAGTAAAATACTATGCCAGACTCTAGCAATAGATGCTCCAGAGAGATATCATCAATACTGGGATGATATGTTAAAATATGCCCTTAGCCCAGCTGAACTAACTGTCTGGGACCACCTATGGCGCTACAGCGACTACTATTCTTGATTTAATAAATTCATGTGTAGTGCTACCAAGGCAGCATAGCTCACAGCGTGTGCTTTTTTAAAAGTGTAACCTCGACTGTCATCTCCATCCCATACTGAGTCAAATACATTACGCCAAGATTGTTTTTGTAAATGTGCTTTACCTGGTCTAATAATACTAATAAATGCAGCCATCTGTTGTGTATTTGTTGGGCGCATGCTCTGCAATAATTCAGTGTAGTTGCCCACGTGTACCAGTTGGCTTGCCCAGACAGCGTCTTGCCACAATCTATCCCAGGGTGGAGTAGTTGTCAGCATTTGATTGTAGTGTTCAGGACTTTTGATCAATTGATACACACTCATATTCAAAAAGTCTATTTTAAAATAGCCACGAGTCTCTGCTGTTTCGTAATCTATGGCTGCACAGTTGTTCAAAATATCTTGTGGTATGTCTGTAACATACACACCTGAATTGTGTCGGCGCACACGACCGTCAACTACTTGTCTTGCTGGAGTATGTTTAATCAAGCCAAGTACCTGATCTCGATTGGCAAAATCAATGTCAATATCTGCGCTCATTACCATCCTGCCTTTGCTAATATGTCTCGTGTGTACTCGGTATCAGCTACGTAGTCACGAAACTTTTTTTGCCAAAAATCACTGTCAATAATATTCCAAATCATGGAAATTTGTCCCGGGTTCAGTCTAGCAAGAAACTCTTGCCCCGATGCACAATTATACACTACCCAGGGACTTATGCGACCTGATACAACGGCATGACATATTGCATTGTCATTGCCATAACGCAAAAAGTCATGCGATGGGTTGTTGGTTTCCTCGCTCCAGGTTATGCTGTGTTCGATTGCACGAGCCAGTGCATCAGATATGTTTTCACTGCGCAAGTAATCAGCTAGGTATTCTGTATAAACACTATCCCGGCACCAGTTGTCAATTTTTTTATTTTGTTTAACTACCCAATCTATAAATCTAGACACATTCACAGCACGGATAGCTACACAATAACGCCCAAATTTTACAAATGCCTTGTAGTAAGGTGATTTAGCAAAGTCGTCGAATGTTTTTAGTCGTGCTGATCCTTGGCTGATTTCGTAGAATCGCAAATAAGATTGCAAGCCCAGTTGAACACCTACTTCAGATTGTTCTTGATGTCGGCGTTTGGCCTCACACACGTGAACTGCTAGACTGGTTTCTTTTATAAAACTTTTTTCACAGTAACGACATTGGTAAGTCATTTATCTTGGCCTAGATCCTTGAGATGTGCGTCGATGTCTTTTTGTGACACCAAATGACTTAGTGTTTCTGCATCACTACCCTTCATGTTGGGGTACAAGTTCATCAATTGTTTTTTCTTTGTACCAGCATTGGCTTTGTTGTCATCTTTCTTTTTGGGCGAGATCCACTGGTGTTTAAACGTACCCATGCCCGGACTCACTGCTGTGGC